AAACAGCTCTTTTCAGGACATCACGGATTATAGCGTGACGCTGACAACGAAAGCGGACTCGAAGCTCAAGATCACGTTCGCTGGAGCGGCTGCGAAGTGGACAGGTGGCTTTGGATACTTCTGCATCAACGTTGATAGCTCGGACTATCTTGCGCCACAGGCAATCGTTCACAACGATTCGAATTACTCCGGTGTGAACTGCGTGTACCTTCTGAGCGTTGGAGCTGGTTCTCACACGGTCAAGGGCCGCTTCCGTTCAGACGGAACTGGGGAGATACATCTGAACAACGGGACGCTGATCGTCGAAGAGCTTTACTGATAGCAACGGAGGGTAGGCCATGCTCGGCTTTAGCGCACTTGCGGAACGGCCACTCGGGCAAGGCCTAAGCCAGCTCGGTCAGGTCTACAGCGCATCGGTCACTGAGAGTGCGGCGGCAAACGCCGCCCAGTCTCCCGCTCGCGTCACATCTGGGTCGAGGGCAGAAAGCTCTGCCACGAATGCCGCACAGGCGACATCGGCTACCCGGCTTGGCAGTGTGTCTGAAGCTCAAGCAGCGGCCGCCAATCAATCAACGTCTGCCATCCGACTTGGCAGCGTTGCGGAGACTCAAGCTACAAGTGTCGCGCAGTCTGTTGCGGCCATTAGGCTCGGCAGCGTTGCATCCTCCATCTCCAGCGGAGCCAATCAATCGACGTTAGCCGTATTTTCCTCGAGCGTAGGTTCGAGCGTTGCGGCAAACGCAGCTCAAGCGCCTGACGGGACGAAGACGGGGCTTGTCGCTGAGAGCATCACGGCTGCGGCTTCTGAGGGATCGCAACTCGCTGGGGTTGCGAGCAGGGCAGAAGCGGCTTCGTGCGGCGATGCAATTGCAGTTCAGCTCGTCGCCGCGCCATCTGTTGCCTTCGCTCAAGCTTCAGGTGCGGCACAGAGTTCCTCCGCTGTCTTCGTGGCATCTCTTGCGTCCTCCGTCGCTTCTGTGGCCGCGCAGGAGCCCGATGGGGCTGCATCTGGCTCTGTAGCGTCCACGGTTGCTCCCAATGCGGATCAGGCGGGCTTGTTCGTTGCTGGGGCGTCTCTCGCGAGCAGCGCCGGGGCAGACGTAAGCCCAGAGGGCCTTGCGGTATTCAACGCGTCGAGAACTGAGAGCCTTGCGGCATCCGACAGCGCTGCGGGAGTTCCTGTAGGCCAGACGACGGTCCTGAACTCCTCTGCGGCTTCTGCTACTCAGGCGGGAGCGCTTATCGGCGGGGCTGCGTACGCTGACGGGGCAACGAGCCAGTGTGTCATAGCGGTAAACATGATCCGCTTTGGCTCTGTCGCGGAGAGCATTGCGGCAAACGAAGCGAGCACTGCCGGGGGCGCACAGATTGGGTCTGTGACGGAAGCCATTGGGGCGGCTGCATCACAAGGCGTCTCTCTGGTGCGTCTCGGGGCTGTAGCTGAAAGCACAACAGCCCAAGACGGCACGACATCGCAAGCCGCCCTTGTGGGCGCTCTGTCGAATGCCATGCTTCCATCCGATGCCGTTCAGCGCGCGCCGGGTGTCAATGTGGCATCTGTCTCGGAGAGCACATCCCCGTCGCTGTCTTTCACTCAGGCTTACGACGAGAGCCTGTCCGAGACTTGCGCTGCGGGATCGCTTGAAGGGGTTTCGAACGTCGCGGTTGCGGCAAGAGCCGAAACGCTCACTGGGGCGGCAGCTCAAGCGGGCGCTCGCGTGATGGAGCTTTCGGTTTCTGAAGCAGGACGCCCGATAAGCTACGTCCTCGCCCCCGGAGATCTGCTGGCTTCTGTTTCCGAAGCGATCCAGCCCAAGATGGAGATATTCGAGACAATGCCGGGAGCGATCACGAGCCAAGCCACCGGGTATCAGAGCGGCACTGTGGGCCAGCCGTTTGTCGCTCCTGTGTCGGCTGGATTGCTCGCCGCATAAAAGGCTTGTCACGCCACACCGACGGTGGCACGCTTTTGAAGTCTAACAAGGAGACACAGATATGCACACGTCTGGCGGCATTGTTCGCGTTTCGAGCGGGCTCATCACACGACCGGGCGGCGAGTTCAGCGTTGCTGCGCCGCGTTTCATCTACAACGTCAAGTGCTTCAACGAAGACGGGAAGCTCGCTTGGGTTGAAGACTTCGAGAACCTCGTGACCACGCAGGGGAAGAACAATCTCCTCGACGTGTATTTCAAAGGCGGCACGGCTTCGACGACTTGGTACGTCGCCCTTTACAACTCGGGAACCCCTGTTGTTGGCGACACGTATGCGACCCATGCGGGCTACGTCGAGGACTCGAACTATTCGAACGCGAACCGCCCCACGCTGACGCTCGGAACGATCTCGGGAGCATCTGTTGACAACTCGGGCAGCGTGGCCGCGTTCAATATGAACGCCACGACGACCATTGTCGGCGCTGCCGTGGTGAACAAGAACACCAAGGGCGACACCGCTGCGGCTGGCGGCATTCTCTACAGCGCGGGTGCGTTTGGCGCATCGCGCTCTGTCGTGAATGGCGACACGCTCAACGTGACGATCACTCTGAGCTTCACCTAATGGCCCTCGTGACCAACGAGAAGCAGCCTTATGAGGAGGTCGATCTTGTATTCGACTTCTCCAATCGCGGCATCTCGGATGGGGTTACGATCACAGGTGTGCATTCGATCACGGTCTCTCGTGTCTCTGGCACGGGGGCCGTGACCTATTCAGGAACTGTGTACTCTGGGCAATACGTGCAGAGCCGCTTTGCCGGAGGGAATACTGGCGACCGTTACAAGCTCACGGCGAAGGTCGTGATGTCTGACGGCCAGCGGTATGAGTGCGATGGCTACCTAAAGATCAAGGAGCTTTGAGATGGCTCTGATTGTCGAAGACGGCACTGGTCTTGCGGATGCTGAGAGCTATCTCAGCGTGGCCGATGCCGACACCTATCATGCGGATCGGAACAACGAAGCATGGCAGGACTACTCGACAGCCGAGAAAGAAGCCGCGCTTCGGAAAGCTACGCAGTACATCGACGGGCGATGGGGTCGCAAGTTTCAGGGCGAGATGCTCGAGATGTCCCAAGCTCTTTGTTGGCCGCGCACTGACACGGTGTGGCCGGATGATCTTCCCCTGCCGCTCAGGCACGCTACGGCAGAGCTTGCGCTGAGAGCGGCGGCTGGAGACCTGATGCCTGACTTGGAGCGCGGTGGCGCGGTTCAGTCCCAGAGCGTCGGCCCCTTGAGCGTTACCTATTTCGAACACGCGAGCCCCGGCACGACCTTCCCTTGGGTTGACCGCATTATGGCGCGGCTCGTCACAGCGGGCGGGACGCTTGTCCGGTCCTAGGAGGTCTCGTGGGTGCATTCAATTACGCTCAGTCGGCTAGGCTGGCTCACGACCTCATCGGCTATTTCGGAACCTCTGCGGTAATCACTCGCCGGATCGAGGGCGCTTATGATGCCGCCACGGGCACCGCTACGGTATCGAACCGGAACTTCACCGCGACCGTTTGTCTCATGTCGATGCGAGACAAGCGTGACACCGATGCGGTCCAGCATGGCGAGCGCCGAGTGCTCGTAAGCCCAATGGCGTCTTATGAGCCGCTTGTGGGTGACCAGATCAAGGTTGGCGCTCTGAAGTTTCAGATCACCGACGTGGAGAAGCTCGCTCCTGCGGGAACGACGGTCCTGTATGACTGCGAGGTCAGGGCGTGATGGCAAAGACGAACCAAGACTTCACGATCAACGTGTCGGCCTTTGTGAAGAAGGCCAAGCTGGCTCCGAATGTCGTGCTGCGCAAGATCGCGCTCGACCTCTTTCGTGCTGTTGTGCTGCGCACGCCCGTGGACACGGGGATGCTGCGTTCGAATTGGCAAGTCGGGCTTGGGACAATGCCATCTGGGACCATAGGTGCACCGGACAAGAACGGCGCGCGCGTGCTGCGGGAGATTACGGACCAGACGAGCCGCGCCGAGTGGGGAACGTCTGTCTTCCTAGTAAACAACCTCCCCTATGCGAGCGTCGTGGAATACGGCTCTTTCCCGAACCCGCCCAAGCGCGGAACCTACGTGCCGAGCGGCAAGACGAAGTACGGCATCACGGGGCCGGGGTGGGTTAAGCGATCCGAGAACGGCTTCTCGAAGCAAGCTCCAAGCGGCATGGTTCGCGTGAGCTTGGCTGAAACGAAAGCGCACATCGACCGCATCATCAGGTCGTCATGGGAGCCCCTCACGTGATCGTCGCTGTCCGCAAAGCCCTTGAGCAGCATCTCAACGGCTTGTCGCCCGCGTGGCCGACTGCGTGGGAGAGCGTTGCGTTCAATGCGGACGCGGGCGTTCCGTTCCAAAGGGTCTTCATGCTGCCCGGTGCGCCTGTGAGCGATGGCGTGTTCAGCGGCTCTGTGATCCGGCACATTGGCGTTTTTCAAGTGGACGTGTGTTCTGCAATCGAAGGCGGTCCCAACAGCGGGGATGCGAGAGCTGCGGCCATTCAATCCCATTACCGCAGGGGCACGGCTCTGGCCGTGTCTGGCAGTCAGAACCTCTGGGTGCCCGATCACCCGACGATCAGCCCAGCAATTTTTGACGCGACATGGCGGATCGTTTCAGTCACAATTCCATGGAACGTATTTGAGGGAGCTTAGTCATGGCATACCAAACCGGGCGGAACGTCCAGCTCAACTATAAGGTCGAATCGACCTTTAACACCCTGCCGGGCGGCACTGGCGGCAAAGCCTTTCGCACAACAGGCGGCGGGTTGAACCTGACCAAGACGACCTTCGCGTCTCAAGAGCTTCGCAAGGACGGCTTGCAGATCATGGGCCGTCACGGCTCACGCAGCGTTGCGGGAACCCTCAATGGCGAACTGAGCCTTGGGACATACGACGACTTCTTTCAGGCTGTCATGCGCGACACATGGGACAGCCCCCTGACCGTAACCAATGCAACCATGACGAGCATCACGACCACGACGAGCACCATCGTGGCATCTGGCGGCTCTTGGATTGCTCAAGGGCTTCGTGTCGGCGACGTGATCCGCCTGACCAATCACTCGACCAGTGCGAACAACAACCGCAACCTTACGATCACCGGGTTGACGGCGAGCACCATCACGGTTGCCGAAACCTTGACGCTGGACTCGAACCCCGACAGCTCGTTCACGGTTACGCGCCCGAAGAAGCTCACGCGGCTTGCGGACACGGGCTACACGGACCGCACGTTCACGATTGAGGAGTACAGCGCCGACATCGACTACTCGGAGGTCTACACGGGCTGCACGGTCAACACGATGCGCATCCAGCTCCAGCCCAACGGCATGGTCGCGGTGTCGTTTGGCATCGTGGGCGCTGATGCGGCTGCGTATGCGTCGGGCAGCTCGCCTTACTTCACGACTCCGACGCTCACGACTTCCCTCCCGATGGTGGCGGTCGATGCGAAGCTCTACAAGGGCGGCGTGGCTGTTGCAGACCTTACTGCGTTCGAACTCACGATTGCGCTGAACGCTGGCGGGGTGCCTGTGATCGGATCGTATGTCACCCCGGCGATGTTCACGAACACGATGGCCGTGACGGGTTCCGTGTCGGCGGTTCGCAAGGATCTTCAGAACCTCACGGACTTCATCAATGAGACAACCTTCAGCCTTGGCGCGGTCCTGATTGAGAACGAGAGCGAGCCGAAGGACTTCTTCTCGCTCTTCCTGCCGAGCGTGAAGTTCGCTGACGTGAACAAGTCGGAGCTGGGAGCAAACGGCCCGCGCATCGAGACGCTGCCGCTGCTTGTGGGTATCGATCCCACGAGGGCTTCCGAATACGATGCCACCTCGGTATGTTTCCAAACGTCCGCTGCATAGTGCTCGGGCGAAACCGAAGTGCCTTCACCTCCCATAATCGACGTACCTTCAGGGGGGCTATGCCCCCCTTTTTCTTGGAGATCGCATGTCGCTAGAGAACCTCATCGGGACCAAACAGGCCGAGCTTGCAATCGTTGGAGCGGACGGTGCTCCGTTCCACGGCAGCGACGGCGACCAGTGGAAGATCACGATTGCGGGGCCGACGCACCCCAAGGGGTTTGCGGCAGAGGAGATGCTTCGGCTGCACGCTCTGCGATCCCTTGAGGGCAAGGGCGAAACCTCTGAGCAGTACATCGAGCGCGTCATTGAGCCGCTTGTGACCCGAACGCTCTCGTGGTCGCCCATTACGTTCCACGGCGAGCCGTTCCCCTGCACGCAGGAGAACGCGCGCAAGCTCTACCGGGAGAGTGATCTGGTCCGCAAGCAAGTCGAGGGGTTCATTTACAAGACGGCAAATTTTCTCAAGCCGCCGTCGGTGAGCTAGAGCGGTACGCCCGCTGGCACTTTGAACTGTCGGCGGTTCAAGAAGACGGCTCGACCTACCGCGAGCACCTGACGGCGCTTTGGAAGCGCACTGGGCGCAAGCCGCAAGACCTCATCTCCCCTCCGATCCCTGCCCTGTGGCGGCAGTTCGTCTGGTACTGCGAACTCGCGTCCAGACGATCCCCCGGCCATCCGATTAGCTGGACTGAGATATTTAGTTGGGCCACACTGACGGGGCGTGAGGTTTCACCTCAAGACGTTGAGTGTTTCAACGCCATAGACGGGGCCTACTTCCGCGTGCGCAGGGAGCACAGCCGATGACCGACATAGCGAAGCTCGGGCTAGAGATTGAGACCAAGGGAGCGGATGAAGCTACGCGCAAGCTCTCCGAACTCGAACAGGCTGCAAAGAAGGCGGCGGATGGGGCTGACAAGCTCAATGATGCCGCAGGGGAAGCTCAAGAGAACGTCTCCGAGGTCGGGCAATCGGCAGAGCGGTCTGGCAATTTGCTGGAGCGGCTCGGGATTGGCTTCAACGCGGCGACCATAAAGGCAGCGGCGGCGGCAGCGGCAGCGAAAGCGTTCTACGAGGTCTTGCGGATCGGCCTGACGGAATATGCTGCCTATGAGCGCGCAACGGTTCAGCTCTCTCAGTCGCTTGAGCGCGTAGGCAACTCGACCGGGATGACGATCTCCCAGCTACAGGAGTTCGCAGGATCGCTCGAGAGCGCCACGGGGGTTGCAGAGGAATCGATCCTCCGCATGGCTCAGACGATAAACAGGTCTGGGCGCGCATCAGGTGAGGAGTTCAAGCGGCTCACCAAGCTCTCGCTCGACCTTGCGGCTGCAATGGGCGGAGACCCCGTTAACGCAGCAGAGCAGCTCTCCCGTGCGCTCACTGATCCCGAGCGTGCGATGGGGATGCTCAGGCGGTCATTTGCGGACTTCGATCCTGTTGTGGCTGACGCAATCGAGCGGCTCGCACAGGCTGGGGAGACCGCCAAGGCGACCGAGATGCTCATCGGCGAGCTGGAGCAAAAAGTAGGCGGCTCCGCAGCGGCAGCGACCGACACATTGAGTGGCGCATGGGCGCGCTTCACAGACGCCCTAGGGGATGGCGCTCGAGCACTCGTTGAGGTCACGGGGGTTGCTGCTGCAACAAAAGCAGCTCTTGAAGCCCTGACGTGGGCTATCAACACAATGGCGGATGGCGCTCGAGCGGCTGTTGGCATCCTCAATGCTCTTGCGAACGGTCTTATTGAAGCCGGAAAGGGCGCACTCGGGTTTAGCAATGACGTGAAGGTTGCCGAGCAGGGCATGAGAGCGGCTAGCATTGCTGCTCTTGTGCTGCAAGGGCGGCTGATGGAAGCCACAGCCCAGATGGTAGCATTCGACACGCAGCGCCGCGCGATGGCTGCGCAGCAAGAAGCTCAAGACGCAGCGGTCGAGCGCATGAGGGCCGGGTGGACCAAGCTCTCTGGGGCCGTGCGGGATGGTGCGGATTACTTCAGGCGGCTTGGCGCTGCGATACAGAGCAACAGGGCAGCGGAGGAGCAGGAGATCAAGCTCACGCAGATGTCCACCAAGGAACGGCAGATCGCCGAAGCGGGCATTACGGCTTATGAGCGGGCCAAGCGTTCACTCACACAGGCGACGGGCCGCTTTGGGGCAGCGGAGCAAGCGGAAGCCGAGCGAGTCAAGGAAGCGGCGGAGAGCACGGCGAGATTGAACCAGCAGCTCCGAGAGGTCGAGCAAGGCCACCAAAAGGCCGCACGAGCAGCCGAGAGCCATGCCAAGAGGGTCAAAGAGCTGAAGGACCCCATGAAGGAACTCGTGGCGGACCTCGACAGCTACATCCTGTCGCTCGAGCGCGAAGCCGAGCTTGCCGGGATGTCTGGCACCGAGCGAGACAAGCGTATTGCTTCGATGCGGATCGAAGACATGATAACGCGCGAACTCAAGGGCTCCAACGAAGCGCTGAAGGAACAGTACGGCGCACGGGCTGCGGCAGCGATTGACGCGGCGGACAAGGCCAGCGCGGCTGCCCAAAGGGAAGCCGACGCCTTGAGGGCAATCGAAGACGCGAACATGGATGCGATGAACGCATTCACGGACTTCGCATCCAGCGTGCTGCGTGGCAGTGAGGACGCGGGGGAAGCCCTTGGGAACCTTCTGATCCGCCTTCTGGAAATCTATGCCCAGATGCAGATCATGCAAGCAATGAGTGGCGGGGGTAGCGGTGGCGGCTTCCTCGGTTCATTGCTAGGCGGCATCTTTGGCGGCTTCGGCGGGGAGCCCGCAATGGCTGGCTCTACTCCTGAGATGTGGGGCATCTCGCGCGGCGGCGTCTTCTCTAGCGGCGAGATCATTCCGTTTGCTCGCGGGGGCACGGTTGAGCGCCCCACGATGCGCGCGATGGCCCTCATGGGCGAAGCAGGGCCGGAAGCCGTATTGCCGCTAAGGCGGGACCGGGCTGGCAACCTTGGCGTTGGCTCGATGGGCGGCGGCGATGATGTGAAGGTCGTGGTCCAGAACATCGACCAGCGCAAGAGCGGTGCCCCGGTAGAGACGCAACAGACGCGCGGCCAGAATGGCGAGATCGTGATCCGCAACTACATCCGCGATGAGGTTCGCAGGGCTCTGAGTGACGGGTCGCTCGACAAGGACCTCTCGAAGAACTTCAACCTCGGGCGTAACCCGACGAGGAGATCCTAATGACGAACCCCGTATGGCCCGCGACGTTGCCGCAATACGTCAATCAGGACTCGTACCGTGAAACCTTGACGGACAATACGATCAGGACGCAGATGGAGGGGAACGCGACCAAGACCCGGCGGCGCTTCACGAAGTCATTCCGCAAATACAATGTCTCTGTCACCCTGACGGCCCAGCAGAAGGTGACGTTCGATGCGTTCTACCAGACGACGTGCAAGGACGGATCGCTGGCCTTCGATTGGGTTCTCCCGGCAGAGCAAAGCAGCGCGACGTTTCTCTTTGTAGGCCCGCCCAATTTCACGGCGGTTGGCCCTGCCCTTTTCATCGCGAGCTTCGAGATCACAACCGTCTGAGGTAGGCCATGCCAACGAGTACCGGGATCACAGCGGCCAACGCGGAGTGGACCGATCAGGTTTGGCTATGCCTGATTGAGATCCAGCATCCCAATCTGAGCACGCCTTACCGCATTGTGAACAACACGGAGGACGTGATCTCGAATGGGAACACCTACCTCAAGGCGGCATTCAACCTAACGCTGCCTGATGATGTGGACGAAGCCCCTTCGGTCAATATCGAGATCGATAACGTGGATCGCCTGATCGTTGACCTTGCGCGCTCGGTTTCCAGCCCAGCGACGGTTTACCTCACGGTCGTGCTGGCCGATACGCCAAACATAGCGGAAGCAGGGCCGTTCGAGATGCGGCTTGTTCGTGTGGGCTATGACAGGTTCAAGGTGTCGGGAACGCTCATCTACGAGGACGTGCTGAACGAGCAGTTCCCAGCCCGTACATTCAACCCCGCTCGTTACCCCGGACTTTTCTAATGCACCCTCCCGCATGGGCTTCGCGCTACGTCGGCATCCCGTACGCTGACCGGGGGCGAGGGCCTGTGGCTTACGATTGCTGGGGGCTCGTGCGGCTCATTATGAGCGAGCGGTTCTCCGTCGAGCTTCCCTCGTTCGACGACCTCTACTGGACCGACACAAGGGCCGCTCGGGCACTAGGGGAGCGGGTTAGGGACGCGGCCCTAGGGTTTACGTGTATCTGGGCCAACACGGGCAATGACGTGCCTGATGTCTCGATGCTGCGTCCGGGGGATGTGCTGCTTATGCGCGTCGATGGGGCTCCGGTTCATGTCGGGGTGATTGCGTTAGGGCGGTGGTTCCTTCACACTGAAGTCGCGCAGGATAGCTGTCTCGATAGTCTGGATGGCTTCCGCTGGTCTCGTCGTGTGTTTGGGGTGTATCGGCATGAACGCACTTGTGAGCGTCAACAAGAGCCATGAGGGCTCGCAGCCGCTAGACGGAGAGGTCCTGCCGCGCCTTGAGACCGTCGAGGTGGATTGCTGGCGAAACCCCTTTGTGTCCCGCCATGATGAGCATGTGCTCCCGGCGGGGCAGACTGTGCAGAGCGTTGTCGAGAAGGCGCTCGTTGTCCGTGCCGTTCGGAGATACGCTCGCGTCTGGGTTGCACCTTCTCGCGGGGCTGACGGGGTTCTGATCCCTGCCGACCAGTGGGCATCCGTTCGGCTCAAGCCGGGATGCTATGTCGCGATCAAGGTCGTGCCCGAGGGTGGTGGGCGCAAGAACCTCTTGAGCATCATCCTGTCGCTGCTCGTCATCGTAGCGGCTTGGTATCTCGCGCCCATCGTTGCGGGCGCGATGGGGGTGACGAGTGCGGCTGGGATGCAAGCCGTCTTCAGCGCCCTCTCGACTGTCGGCAAGGCTCTGGTGAGCGCGCTCGTGCCGCCGCCGAAGATCAACACATCGAACGGCCAGATTTCGACCGAGCGCAACTACGCCCTGACTGGCTCTTCAAACCGGGTCGCGCCGTTCCAAGCCGTGCCGCGCGCCTATGGGCGCATGAGATACTTCCCGCCGCTCGCGAGTGTGCCGTTCAACGAGATCGTCGGGACGCAAGACGTATATCTCAGGATGCTGTTTGACTTCGGCCCCGGCCCACTGAAGATCAGCGACATCCGCATCGGCGACACGGCGATTGAGAATTTCAACAACGTGGAGATCGAGGTCGGCCACACGGGAGACCTCGCGGGCAACGCTTGTCCTGCGGGAACCTATTACGCAGGGTTCTCGAATGATCGCGAGCTGACGCTTTACCCGAACTCAATCCAGCAACAGAGCGAGAGCGTCCGCTTCATTCGTGAGACTGAGGTTGTTCGTGCGTTCAACCAAAGGATCGATCAGGGGATCGTTATCATCACGTTCCCGCGCGGCCTTATTGAGTTCTCAAATTCGACATCCAATCCCGGCGCTCGTGGGCCGTGGACGGCTGCCATGCAATGCTGGTTCCGTGAGATCGGCACGAGCACTTGGACGCCAATGATCCCGATGAGCGAGTTCGCAATCGTGACGCCGCAAGAGTCCTATAGCTTGCGTCTGCTTGACGAGACGGCTGGCGGATATGCGTATTATACGGTCGCGCCGAACTGGGATGAGCAAGCCTACCTTGCGGCCAATCCTGATGTGTCGTCTGGCTACAATCCAGCGGGCGTTACTCATCGTGGGTTCCATCACTTCTCCAAGATCGGTTGCATGGAGGGGAGGGCGCATAAGTTTCTCAACAGCGGCACGACTGGCGATGGTGCTGGCGGGAAGGTTGATGCAGTCGGGGCCGTGTTCCCAATCGAGGAGATGCTCGACAGGCAATTCTACTACACGTTCAAGACGCCCAAGCTCGACAATACGAAGAACTACGAGTTCCGGTTGCGCAGACCCTTTGGGCAGCAGACGCCGGGGAGTTCCAAAGTCACCACGGTAGACGACATCTACCTAAGCGGCGTCCAAAGCCTGAAGGCTGGGAACCCCGTGCGGGGCGTTACGGGTCACGCTCTAATGGCACTCAGGATCAAGTCGAGCGACCAGTTGAACGGCACGCTTCAGAACCTATCGGCCAAGGTCGAAGTCGCTCTCCCGTCATGGAATGGCTCTACATGGAGCAGCGAAGCTCTGTCGCGCAACCCCGCATGGGCAGCGCTTGATGTCTTGAGGGGATCTGCTAACGCGCGCCCGCTTGCGGATAGCCGCCTTGATCTCGCGGCATGGAAAGCATTCGCGGATTGGTGTGATGGCTTGAACTCCAAGGGCAATCCTCGCGCGATGTTCGATGGCGTGTTCGATGCCAAGACGACCGTGTCCGAAGCCCTGCGCCAGATACTCTCGCCGCAACGCGCTTCCTTCGTGATGAAGGATGGCAAGTATAGCGTGATATGGGACGACGCAAAGCCATCTCCCGTTCAGCTCTTCACGCCACGGAACTCCAGCGGCTTCTCTTCCGAGAAGGTCTACATCACGCCGCCGCACGCTCTGAAGATCCGCTTCAACAACGAGATGAAGAACTACAGCGAGAGGATGAGGTTACGGTTTACGCAGACGGCTACTCGGAGAGCAACGCAACCCTCTTTGAGCAGCTAGAAGCCTTCGGGATCGTGAGGGCCGAACAGGCATATTGGTTTGGCCGCTACATGATCGCGGCGAACCTCCTGCGCCCCGAGCGGTATAGCCTTGACGTGGACATTGAGGGGCTTGTGTGTCGTCGCGGAGACCTCGTGCGCATCCAGCACGATGTGACACGCTGGGGCATAGGCTCAGGTCGCGTCATCTCTCGCACGACATCGGGCGGGAACGTGCTGACCATTACGTGCGACGAGACGTTCCTCTTGGAGCCCGGTAAGAGCTACAGCGTTCGGGGTCGCCAGCTCGACGGCGACATCGTTGTCTTCGCGGTTAACGGGGTTGTTGCCCCGACAGAGACTGCAACGCTCACGCTGACCACGCCACTCGCGACGGCTTCGTGCGTGGATGTCGGTGACCTGATTGCGTTTGGCGAAACCTCGAAAGAGACCGTTCAGCTCCTCGTCCGCTCGATTAAGCGCAAGGACGACCTCCACGCAACGCTTGAGCTTCTGGATTACTCGCCCGACATCTTCACATCTGACACGGAAGCGATCCCTGAGTTCGATACGCAATCGACGTGGCAGGGGGCTGGCGTTACGCAGTCGCCGCTCATCCCTGTGATCGCGTCGATTGTCAGTGACGAGACGGCGATGATCCAGACAACCAGCGGGTGGGTTGAAGCCTTCGAAGTCTACCTCGAAGACCCAACGGGCTATGCTCAAGGAGCGGTCCGTTCAGACGACTACATTGAGCTGCGGTACAAGCCAGCTCTTTCCCAGAACGTAGACCCGCCAGAGGGCGGCGATGGCCTTGTCGCGGGCTCTGCGTCTTCGTGGTACAGCCCCACGAAGAAGTTCCTCAACAACCCATCGATCCTCCGTGTGAGCGACTACGTGCGCACGGGGGATGAGTTCGACATTCAGGTCCGCCGCGTGAGCGCGATTGGCAACGCAAGCGATTGGTGCGCCACGCAGCGCCACACGATCGTTGGCCGCTCTACGGCTCCAGCGGCGGTGTCTGGGCTTACGACACAGATCCGGCCTGATGATGTGCTGCTCTATTGGTCGCCAAACATTGAGCGCGACATCGCGGGATATGAGCTGCGTGTCGGCGCGTCATGGGAAAGCGCAACGGTCGTCGAGAAGTCTCCGACCACGGTCACGACACAGTATGTGCTGGCTCCTCGCCCATCGGGCTCGTACAGCTACCTCGTGCGTGCGCTCGACACGTTTGGCCTGTACAGCTCGACCGACGCGGTGGCGTCGTTTGAGATCCTGCCGCCCGCAGAGCCAACTGTGAGCTACACGTTCGAGGGATCGAGCGTCATCTTGTCGTGGCAGGACTGCCAGACATCGCACAGGATCACGACCTACAAAGTGAAGCGCGGCAGCGATGTCCCGCAGGAGACGAAGACGACGACTGCGCAATACCCTGTGAACTGGACCGGAGCCCTGTCGTTTCAGGTGTGGGCGGTTGATGTCGCGGGCAACGAGAGCCCCAAGGCTACGGTATCCGTTACGGTCACTGGAGCGAGCGCCCCGGCGAGCTTCGTCCATGCGTTCATTGGGGATGCGGTTCAGCTCTCATGGGCAGCAGCCACGCAGGGAAGCATACCTGTGGCGCAGTACGAGGTCCGGTACGGCGGCACGCAGTGGAGTGACGCAACACTGATCGGGCGCGCGAGCGGCACGTCTCTCGTGACGGCTGCGAGCTGGTCTGGCTCTCGTGTTTTCCGCCTGAAGGCTCTCGACATCGCGGGCAACGAGGGGTCGGAAACAACCCGCACGGTGATCGTGACAGCCCCTGCGACGGTCTCGGCAGTGTCTCAGCTCTCGTCCGGGCAATATGAGCTTTCGTGGACTGCCCCGATCTCGCTTTTGCCAATCAAGGAGTACGAGATCCGGCATGGTGCGAACTGGGCAACTGGAACGCTTGTCGCGACCATACAAGCCCTGAACTGGAGTGGGGCTGTGACGTGGAATGGCACGCGGACGTTCTGGATCGTTGCTCGCACGACAACAGGACTCGAGAGCACCCCGGCTCAGATTGATCTCATTGTGACGCCGCCCAATGCCCCGAGCTTGGCAAGCTCATTCATCGCCGGGACGTTGCAGCTCACATGGTCTGTTCCATCGAGCGCTCTGCCTGTTGCGCGATACGAGGTGCGCTATGGCGGCACCGATTGGGCAAGCGCCACATCCGTCACATTCACTGATAACACGACATACCAGACAACGGTCAACTTCGGCGGTGCGCGAACCTATCGCGTGGCCGCTATTGATACGGGCGGCAATGTCGGGACATCCGGCACTCTGTCCGTGAACATCGTTGCGCCATCAGTCCCGCAGGGGCTCGCGGGAGATGTGGTGGATAATAACGTGCTGCTCCGCTGGAGCCCGCCGTCGCTTGGCTCTCTCCCGATAGATTACTACGAGGTGCGCGTCGGCTCGACGTGGGCAGGAGCAATTTCACTTGGGCGCAAGGACGGCACGTTCACGTCGCATTTCCAGACCGCGAGTGGGAGCTACACCTATTGGGTCGCTGCATTCGATACGGCAGGGAACGAGGGCGCGAACGCGAGCTTTACCGTAACGGTCAACCAGCCGCCGGATTACGTCCTAAAAGCGAACTACAACTCGACGTTCAGCGGCACTCTGACGAATGCCGTGGCGGTCGATGGCTCTGTGTTCATGCCTGTCGTGACGGGGCAGACTTTCGAGCAGCACTTCACGAATGAGAGCTGGACCTCCCCGCAGGATCAAATCAACGCCGGGTATCCGATTTATATCCAGCCGACAACAACAAGCGATGCAACTTACGTCGAGACCTACGACTACGGCGCAACGATCCCGAGCGCCAACGTCACGGTGACGCCGACGTTCGAGACCATCGCGGGGTCGATCACGCTGACGGGCCGCGTTGAGGTCTCGAATGACAACTCAAACTGGACGGATGTCGCCAATCCGGGATGGACGGGTTTCGCGACTACGTTTCGCTACATCCGCTTCACGGTCAAGGCTGTTGGCGCGGCGAGAACAGCGGTTGGGCGCTTGTCGTCATTGAACGTCCGCATCGACCTCAAAGAGATTTCCGAGAGCGGTGTCGCGACATGCAACTCTGGTGACAGCGGCGGTACGACCGTGACATTCCTTCGCACGTTCATCGACGTGGATAGCATCACGGTCACGCCGCGCAGCACGACCGCGTGTTATGCTGTAGTGGATTTCACCGATACGCCTAATCCGACATCGTTCAAGATCTTGGTCTTCGACATCAACGGCAACCGCGTGACCAAGGACGTGGGCTGGAGCGCGACAGGAGTTTAATATGGCAAACTGGAACAACCCGACGATCTCGACCTCGTACACGACCTTCCTCTCCGAGATGAAGGCTCGCGACGACGATGCGGCGACGATGTTCGATTCGGGATCACCAAGCAACGTCCCGACCGCTGCGATCAAATTCGCAAAGGCCAGCGGCGTGTTCCAGCAATGGACTGGAGCCGCGTGGTCTACCGTCCAACTCAAGACCGCCGCGATTGAGAACTCTGCGATCACCACAGCGCTCATCGCGGACAATAACGTCACGGCGGGCAAGCTCGCGAGCGGAGCTGCGGCGACGAACCTCGGCTTCACGCCTGTGAACAAGGCTGGCGACACATTCACGGGCGGCGTATCGCTTTCGTCAAACGCCCCGCAGCTCTCCCTTGTCGAGACGGACAACTCGAATAAGACGTGGCTGTTCTATCTCAACTCAGGCGCGCTCGGCATCTACGAGGACACGACCGGGAGCCCTCGCATCACACTGGCGGCTGGCTCTTCCACACTCGCGCTCGGGGCGGGCAACTCCCTTACGTACAATTCGAACACGGTTTGGCACGCGGGCAATGATGGCTCGGGCACTGGGCTCGACGCGGACACGGTTGACGGTCAGCATCTCGGGACAGGCGCGACAGCTCAGTTCGCTGCCCTCGGGATCGGGGCTGCCAATGATGGCACGGATGTCGGGCGCTTTGTTGCATCGGCAATGCCATCCAACTCTGCTCGACAGACCCTCGACCTCTCATTCGCAAACACAACCCAGACCCTTACGAGCAACCGAACTCATCACGGGATGCTCTGCGCGGTAACGAACAACCATTTCGACGCCAGTGGGTTCACGCTCGACGTGATTGGTGCGGAGTACTCTGCGACAAGCGGCGGCACAGGCGTTTCGGCCAAAGCGAACAACCTCATCGGGGGTCGCTTTACAGCTCAGAACTCGACGAACCAAGGCTCGAACAACACGGTGACGAATGCCTACGGGATCGTCGGCCAGCTCAAGAGCACGAATGCAAATGCTCTCATCACGACTGGCTATGGCTTGTCGGTGAACGTCGATGCGGTAAGTGCCGGGGGCATCGGCACAGCCTTCCTTGGTCATCTTTCGTATAGCGGCACGTCACTGACGAACCGTCGCGGGATCAGGATGATCGGCGAGGATTGGTCACAGTTCGACGGCTCGCTCGGTCTTGGGGTACAGCCGACGCAGAAGCTCCATGTGAGCGGCAATGCCTTGCTGACCGGAACCCTGACGGCGGGCACTCAGGTATTCGGCGGCGGCTCTCAGGCGGCAAGCGCTCCCGACTTCTCATTCACCGGGGATGAGAACACGGGGCTGCGGCGCACGGGCGCGGATGCGATTGCGCTTGTGACGAACTCAACCGACAGGGTCTCCATCGGCTCGACGGGGCTTGTGGGGATCAATACCGCCCCAGCAACCTACCAGCTCAGTGTGGGCGGCTCGCTGAATGCGACGACGCTCAACGAGAACGGGACAGCGATCTCAAGCTCTTACGCACGCCTTGGGGCGTCGAATGCATTCACGACAGGCGGGCAGAGCATTACGGCCACTGGAGCTACGGGACTTTCGATTACTTCGACAGATGCGGGAGCGGGCGATTGGGCACCGCTGCTCTTTGATCGCCAGAGTGCGAGCCCTGCGGCGAGCGACATCATTGCGAACCTCTACTGGTACGGGCGCAACACTGGCGCGACTCCGGTCGCATATTCGACAATCTACTCTCAGATCGTCGATCCAACGGCTGGCTCCGAAGATGGCCGTTTGGCGTTTCAAACACAGGTCAGCGGCACGATAGGTGTGCGCGGATATTTTGAGCAAGGGCTTGTCGTCGGATCGCCGACCGGGACAGACAAGGGCACTGGCTCGGTCAACGCACAAACGATCTACTGGAACGGCACATCGCTCGCCGGGAAGCAGACGCTTATCCTGCCATGGTCTGCCTTTTGGGCGCGCACAACGAACCCCGCAGCGGCGACTTCGTTTGAAACGTCCACGAACAAGATAAACATCAAGGGCTGGTCGTTCGATCCTGTGTCGAGCGAGTACATCCAAACGATCTTCACGATGCCGAAGTCTTGGGACAAAGGTTCGATCAGCGTAACGATCAGGGGCTTCCGCCACACGGGCAGCGGGACGAATGCAGCCTACTTCGAGAGCAAGGCCGGGATCATTGATTCTGGTGATAGCGCGGACTTGGCTCTTGGCACTCCGATTGGCGTTACGATAACCCCGAACACGAGCATCGACATCATGTGGGAGGGCGGCATGGCGGGCGTCACTCCGAGTGGCACCACGACGAGCGCCAACTCGACCCTGATCCTTGAGATTGGCCGCATCCCCTCTGCGGGCGCGGATACGGATGCGACGAACGACTTCATCATCACTGACGTGCTGGTCTCTTACGGCACGACAGCTCCGACGGACGACTGAGGGCACGATGAGACCTAGGCTTATTGGCGGCAATAGTAGCGGCGGGATTTATCTCGACGACTTCCTGCGGGATGTCGGGCTGTACAGTGACGCGGCCTTCTGCGTCGATTTCTCGAACCCATCTTGCTATTCGGGATCGGGCAACACGATCAACGATCTCGGTCCCTTCGGTGGATCAATCGCGTGGGAGCGTTCAACGTATGGGCCGACGTTCACAGCGAACGGCCAGCGGAGTTACTTCGACATTTCTGCGGGCAAGGCTCTGCTCTGCACGGGCAACCGTGATTTGGCATTTGCCCATCTGGGGAGCCAAACGACTGTGCGCATGTGTTTCATTGCTATGTGGGACGCTACGAACTCTCCGTCATCAATAGCTCCACACATTTGGAAGCTCGATCAATCTGGGTATACCGCTTCCGTTGGCCGTTATGTTGGCGGTGACGAGAAATACTTTTGGAGTTTTGGGGCGTACCTTTCCGGCGCTCCAAGCCATATTGCAGGTGGGTTTATCGAGAGAACCGACCAGCGAGGAGTGATCTACTATATGCGCAACAGGCCCGACCTTGGCGTTGGGTATGTAGACTACCGGATCAAGCATTCAGACAGTGGCGGCAACATCCTTGAAGCCGGGGCGGTTAGCAGCCCGTATGGGGCAAGTGTCACGCCGCCAACGATCAGCTCCCCAACTGTCACTCTTGGTCAGCCAAGTGCGAGTAGCACAATAGCGAAGCTCTATTGCGCGGCCCTGTTGGTCGGCAAGCTCCCGACGCTGGACCAATTCAATCTTTTGTGGGGCAAGCTCAAGACCCGCTTCCCGAACATCGACGCTTAGGAGGTCAGATGAACTACGCAAAACTCAACCCCGACAAGACCGTTGCGGAGATCGTGTGGCTCGAGACTGAGCCGCTGAATGTGCGCAAGTTTGAAGACGGCACCCCGATGCTCCTGCCGCTGGTTCAAAAGGGCGACGAGGAGCTTCTGAACCCGAGGACTCACAAGCGGGTTGGCCCTATCGACAAGGTGCTCTCGGGGAGCGTGGTCCGCTCCTATGAGATCGTGCCGCTGACCTCTGCTGAGATCGCAAAGGCGGCAGAGACAGAGATTGTGGAGCACGCAGCGCTTGAGGTTGTTGCTCGCGCGTTGCTGGATCGCATCAGGGCACTGGAGGGGAATACCCCGATGACGGACCACCAGATGAAGGTCTGGATCGGCGAGCGCCTGAAGTCGCTGCGAGGTGAGCCGTGATTGCACTGGAGCCCCTTAGCGTAAAGCGCCTATCTCGCGTCGAGGGCCGCTTGGCTCAATGCGTCCACACGGCTCAATCGCTCGTGCCGTATCCCATCAGGGTGACGTGCGGGATCAGGACACTGGCGGAGCAAGTCGTGCTCTTCGAGCAGGGGAAGACCCGCACGATGAAGTCCAAGCACTTGCCGCAAGCTAACGGGGTTTCCCATGCGGTAGACCTCGTGGCGATGATCCAAGGAGAGCCCGACTGGTCGAGCGAGCGGTTCTTTGAGGTTGCCGAAGCGATGCGCAAGGCGGCGATCAAGGAGAATGTTCGCGTGACATGGGGCGGCATCTGGGAGCCCTCGCTGAATGAGATCGAGGGGCCGCTTGTGGTATTTCGGGAACGGTATGTCAAAGCCTTCATCCGGGGACACGGACGCAAACCTTTCTTTGATGCCCCCCATTTCCAAATCTAGAACTCGCTGGCACAATTTCCTCCTGTCGAGCAGGAGGGTCCATGAGCACCGGAGACAAAAAGCCACCGAGCACCGCTCGGGAGATGGATCGGTGGTTCAACGATCTGGTCTCAGGGACGCTCGGCAAGGTTGCATTCCTATCCCTCGTCCCTCTGTCGGTTTATGTCGCGAACGTCGTGTCGTCCCATACGGCCAAGAACGAGGAGCGGTTCCGGCTCATACAGGAGGACATCCGCTCACTGGGCGCGAACTCACGGGACCTCCAGTATCAGCAGAGCGAGCTGATGCGGCACATCCGGGTCATCGAATACAAGGTGCTGGGCTACTCTTCGCTCCCGAACGAGCAGCTCAGTGAGCGTGAGGGCTTCATAGACCGACCCTATAGGCCCCCGATCACAACCCCTGTGATACCCGAGGGCCCGCCGCCTGTGCCGCCCCCAAGGGATCGGAAGGACGGGGACCGGGGGGCTATGATCGACCCCACGAGACGACGGCTTGGCGCGGTCGCGCCGACGAGCTAGAGTGGGGCAACCAAGGAGGTTCCCATGCAGAGCAAGAACGTCGTCCAATCAACGTCGGCTTGGGGCGCTGTGCTGCTCCTGATCCCGGCGGTCCTTCAGCTTCTCGGGGCTCCGCTGTCGGAGCAGCAAGTCGGTCAGGTTCAAGCCGCTGGGGCATCAATTGACGCCATCGCGCTTCACGCCATGACGATTGTCGGAACGATCCAGATGATCATCGGGCGGTTCAATGCGCGCCAACCCCTGCACTTCATCCCCGGCAATACGTTCATCGTGAACCCTGATGGGACGAAGCAGTTCCTCAAGGCTGCTCAGGCCCAAAAGCCCGTCCCGGCGGATGTCGCGGCAAAGATCGCAGAGGTGGACGCGCGTGCTTAGTTGGCTGGCCCGCGCGATCCTAGACCCGCTCTTGCGTGCCCTTGTGGGGGCTGGGCTTCGTATCCTTGAGCGGCGGGACATGAAGCGATATGGGCGCATTGAGGTCGAGAACGCGCTATTGCGCAGGAGGTTGGATGACAATCGAACGGTTGAGAAGGCTCGGGCTGACGTTGCTCTGTCTATTGAGC